CTTGAATAACAGTATCACCATCCCATCCTACACCTAGATATTCGTAAACTAGTTTCCAGACACCATTTACAGTGGCTTGAACAATAGCAGTATCCACTTCAATATAGGTGCTATTAGCTGGATAGAACGGAGCACCTGTCAACATTACTGTGAGTGTTGTTGCAGGAGCACTATATACTCCACCATTTGTAACAATTATTTTTCTGCTAACAGGTATTTGACCTGTTAGATTTACACTCTGCACTACAAATTCTGTTGTGCTAACTTGTGTAAATACTGCTGTGTTGTTTACCAAATCATACACACCAAAATCAGTAACATTGCCACTTGCATCATAGCTTCCATAATTACCGAATGTATAAACATAAGGATTGGTTGCTTTTGCTGGAAGAAGGGTATTTTTCATTTGATCTATAGCAATTATACTTAATACACCATCTTCTAATGCAGACTTTTGTTCTCCAAGATCATCAATTTGGAGTGTGATAGATTGATAAGATTTGTTAAGACTATCAATCTTATCTGGATATCCATCAACCATTTCACGAATTTTATCACTAGCTACACTCATTCTATCTCCCTATATCCCCTTATATTTATATTATTTTACCCTGCTGTTACTGTTCCTGCTGCTGTAACTACGGTCCCTTTAAAACAACCCGAAAATTGGGAACCTAGCTGTGCCACAGGAGCACCTTCTGCAAAGACTGTTCCTGCCCCTGTGATAATTAAACCCCAATGACCATCCCCTCTAACTACAAAGGAAATACCTACTTGTCCTACAGGTGAACCCTCTGCCTTAACTGTTCCTGCTCCATTGACTATAACTCCTGAGACATTGTGTTTAGTGCTATCATGACAAGTATCATCACCAACACCTATGTCTCCTATTCTTGCTACTGGAATACCCATTAGTTCAAATTTATTGCTGATCCTCTTACATTTACTACACCACTGGCAGTAACATTAGCATTTCCTCCAATAGTTACTTGTACATTTCCACCTACAGACACGTTTTCATCACTACCAATTATAACTTCTAGCTTACCCCCAACATCATGTAATTCATCACCAGTTACTTGGGTATATTTGTCGGCACCCACTGACTGATTATATTCATTGCCAATATCTACATTTAGGTCTTTGGCAATGGTTTTATTCTCATGTCTATCAATCTTAGTTATCTTGTCTTTCTTTATATATGTAGTTTGATTTAAATCAATTGTTTTATCTTCATTGGCTTTTATATAGATCTTTTTATTTCTCGTTACAATTTCAAAACAATCTCTTTCATTTCTAATTACAATATCTCCCTCTTCACTAACTTCAACAAATGTGTGAGAAGGATGATAAATGTGGACTCTTCTTTTTCCTTGCTCTGTTTCTTGCTCATTTGCAGGTGGAACAACAGTATTGTCTATCTCAATTACAATCCCACCATGTGTTGCTAGAACTATATTTTCTGGGTAAACAGCAGCATAGTATGGAAGTGGCTCATTCCATGGATTATCATCTGCTGTGGGAATCTCTGTAATTCGTCTATCTTTCTTTTCATTAACAATTGTTTGCTGAATTATCCCTCTTGCCAATTTATGAACATCTGGTTCATTAAGTGCATTAGGCTTGAGTGGAGGTTCTGCTGCTGCAATTGGATAGACACCATCAGGATCTTGAAATCCAAGATCTGGATCTGTGCCTGGACCCTCTATTGGTATTCCTGGTACAGTGGCAAAATATCTTGGTTGCATTATATGACCATTTTCAAAGAACACAAAAACATGAGATCCCTGTAAAGGCACAGACCACATACCAAAACCAGACATAGATCCCTCTATAAGACCCATTGCTGGCTCTGCCCATGGAAGCTCTTCTGTTGGTATTCCTTCACGAAGATCTTTAGTTCTGAGATTACTGTGAAGACCCCAAACTCTTACTCTTACTCTTCCTGCCTGTTCTGGATCATTTCTGTCTTCCACAATACCACGATATATACCATACATACGTTCTGAAGGTGGAATAAAATCTTCTGGCTTGTTTTTTATCATGTTAAACTTCCTATAATGGTACTAACAGTAGATCCATAGAGATTCTTCCTAGTTGCCCTGACCAAATCTCTATTCCTTGAGTCAGTGTATCCGTTTTTCAAAAGTACTAACTTCTGAATCCATGGTGGTTTTGTAGTTGAACTCCACTGGTTAGTTACAGATTTGACTAGATAGAGACCCTTCATTTGTTTATTGAATAACTGATCTTGTCTTTCCGTACTTGGCCACTCGATTTCTAACATATCTCCAGCAAATCTAGCTTCATATCCTTGAACAATTATTTTTACAGCTTGTTGTAGTGAATATCTCTTCTGCCAATCACTAACAAACATAGCATCTAAAATATTTGGATCTGGTTCACCCTCTAAAACATAATCTGCTCTTGGTATTCCTATATCTGAATATAAGGATCTATTACCCAATACAGTTGTCTTTTTTACTAGGTCTGAGTACTCATACTGTTGAGTCACAAAAGCCTTTTTGGAAAAATCATATCCATATTTATGACCACCTCTTAGAAAAGACATCTGATAATTATCAACACCCTGTAGAGTCATACTTAAAATTTTATTCAAATAGTATGATTCTCCTGGTCTGTCGAATGCATATGGAACTGATGTCTTTTTTCCAGATTGTGGGGAACCCTGTAATAAACTATCAAGAGTTACAAAATTAGTTCCTTTAATATTATTGTAGAAGAGATATCCTGGTTGTTTGGTTACTTTTGCTCTTCCCCTTCTACATAACCAAGTAAGTGCTTGCTTTGGATACCAATAGGGCATAACAAAATCAAGTTTTTCACCTGATTCTTCAAATTTAGCAAAAGACTTTACACCAAGCATATTATTTGCAATGTGCTTTACGATATTAGAAACACTTTCTTGTTGCCATGATCTGCTGAACTTTTGTTGTGTTAATAGCTGATACATATCATCAACAAAAGTAACTTCTATAACAGCTTGTCCTTGACTTTGACTTGGGTTTTGACTAGCAATCTCTTTTACTTCATAAACATCAAAAGTTAAATCAATGTCTTTATCAACACCATATGTTATAGTTATTTTTTCATTGTCACCTGTTAGTGGTGCAAATTCATAGAAACCATACATATCCCTGAATCGAAGTACACCAACTATACAATGAGAAAAAATGTCTTCAATGAAATAGAAAAGTTCCAGATCTTTCATATCTATCTGGAACCCCCTATCAAAGCAATTATAAGCAATACTTAGATTTTGATATGTTTCGACTATATTTCCAGAATCAACAATACCCATTTATCCCTCTCTTCCAAGTTCAGATATAATTTCTATTTCTTTTATAACTTGGTAAATATAATTGTCTCTTAGTATGTTAGTTTCCTTTCCAGGGTACACCTCTTCAAAGGGGTTTTGAACATTATTCATGACACACAAAACCCACCAGAGACCAGGAGTTTCATAAGCAGCATAGGATATGTTATCCCACCAATCATCATCATTCATATTGTATGCCTGGAAGAATAAAGTTTCTTCTGTAATTAATGGATTTAATGAATATGATCTCCAAATGTTTTGAAATTTAACACCATCTTCATCTTGTAGAATATTGAATAGTTTAAGTTGGGATGCATTACTTAAATCCTTTCCAGTTAAATCGGTGAAATTTTCTGTCAATCTAACTGTATTAGCCATTAATTAACCTCCTGTTCCTGCTGTTTTTGTTGCAGCACTAATCTTATCAACATATTTTCTAGTTGATATACCAGCAACAGATAGATCTTGCTGTTCACCAAAAGTAGCCCTTACTCCTGGAGTTATTGATACTGTAACAGAACCTTGACCACCTTCTCTATCATAGTTTTTTCTATAGAGAGGATCTATTTCTGTGAAAGTTAAATTCAATTCACAGTAAGCAGGATGTCCATCTCTATATGGTTGTCTATAAATAGGTTGAATAGCTGTAAGTGCTGCATTATCTATTTTTATAAATTTACTATCCGGTACTGTTTGTACTGTGAAAACAAAAGGAGGATCATAAGCAATCTGAGTTCCTTCTTTATAAGATGCAGCAGCATATTTCTGCAATAACTTAACCGGATAAACAACATCCTTATATGCATTGCCCTCATCAATTAATTGGAAAGCAAAGGTATACATTCTTCTAGTAGAATCTTGAAAAACCAATGGAGTATCAAGCTTTACTCTGGGTACAGGTGATTGAACAATGCTTGATATAATATTATTCAAACTATTTTTCATTTCACTAGTATCTGTAAGCTTTTCTGTTTGTAGTCGAAGAAGGTATTTTCCCCATTTTTCCAGTTCTCTTCCGATAGGTCTTCCAACTGCAAGGGTTTCGTCTATGAGTTTTGTAAGATCAACACCCTTTTGTAAAAGTCTTGTTGCAATACTTTCATATGCTTCCCATTGATGTACAATGTTTTCTTGTATTTCAACAGGTGCCAGAAATTTAAAAGAAGGGAAAGATCCCTTAGAATTGGTAAGATCATTATATTCCTGTGCCTGTGCTATATTGAGGTCTTGTACGTTGTCACTTGTTTTAATTGCATTCTTACCTCTAGCACCTCTAGTTTGTGATACTAAACGTCTGGGTTTAATTTCTATCCAAACAGCATCTTTCATACCAGCATGGGGTATTCTTGTACCTTTAGGACGTTGTATTATTTTTTCATCAGGAAGAAGAATACCTGCTAAAGCAGCAAGATTCTTTCCTGTGCCAACAACCTGTTCGGCTAAATTTAAAGCCTTATCAAAATCGAAACCCATCTAAGTGACCTCCATTATTGTTTGTTATATAGCAATACCCCAGGATTAGCTAGTTCTTCTTTTGGTTCTGTTGCTACCCTTGCAGCATGAGCACCAGCAGTTATGGGGTTCAACATCATTGCAGCATTTGCAACTGTCTGTTGTGCTTTTCCTACATCTACTGGTTTGCCTTCCATTATATCTGCCAAGAGATTTATAGTTTCTGAAAGCTTACTAATATTCTTATTAATCATATTACCAACATCTAGATTTTCTTTTATCCATTTATTAATAGGGTGTTGTTCCCATTTTTCTGCTCTCATAGCTAATTCTTCTGGAGACAATTTTGATTCTCTGGGAGCATATACTTCTCCAGGAAATGCTTGCTGTACTTCTATAGCTCTTTGTTCAGGAGTCATTTTTTCAAATTCTTCCTGTGCTTTCCTTCTTGCTTCTTCACCGAAATGTTTTTCCCACCATCCAGCTAATTTATCTCTCCAGCCTTTCATCATCTCAATAAAAGCCTTTCTAGCTCTTTCTGTTGCTTCATTAAGTTCACTAAAAGTCTTTTCTGTTTCTGGATCATTTATATAATTTTGAACAGGTTTTATGAACCATTCATTAAATTTATCACCTATCCAGTGAATGCTTTTAGCTATTGTCTCTATGGAAAAATATTGAGAAAGGTTTGTTTCAATACCAAGAACTTTCTTCATTACCCAATCGAAAGCTTTTGCTGGTAATTGAAAAATACCAGAAGCTATACCTGCAATTGCAGATTCAATAGCTTCTCGTAAACCTGCATGTTTTCCGAATATTTTTTTATACTTTGAAAGACCTCTCAAGGCATCAAAAAATAGGAATAATGGAAATAGGATCTTACCACCAACAAATTTTCCTAGTCTAAACATTTTTCCAATCCAAGGATTTTTGGCCAGATACTCAAAGACTTTTCCTAGGATGGGAATTTTCTTTATCCATCCTAACCATCGTGGCATACCTTTTGTTGCCTTTTCTAATGGCTTTGCCACTTTAGGAATAAAACCTAATGCTCTCCCTAGTGCTGCTACCCCCCTTAATGGCAAGAGCAACACTTTTGTAAACATAGCAACAAAACCTGCAATTACTCCAGCAAGAATTGCAAAGGGACCAAAAACAACTGCCATTATAAGATCAAAGACCCTTCCCCAAAAGGTTCTGTCTTTTTTCTTTGTTTCTCTCATTTCCTCTAGTCGTTTTTTCTTTGCTTCTTCTAGTCTTTCTTTCTCAGTTTTTGTAGATATGCCTAACTGTTCTGCAAATAATTTAAATCCAGCCTTTGTTTCTTCAACAATTTCCTGGTTAATATCATACATTTTTGCCCATGCATCCATTTGTTGTTCAAACATATCCCATGATGCTTCTTGTCCTTGTATAAACAATTCGTTTGATCTTTGTGACTCTTCTATAATCTCTGCTCCTTGTTGTAGTGAGGTTCCTCTATACATTCTCTCTTCAACTTTTTCATCCATTCCAAAGAACTCACCAAGATCATCCATAGCACCTTTTACAAAACCCCATGTATTTGCAAAAGTATTTTTAATAACATCTACACCTTCTTGTACCGGACCTAGAACTTCACGTACATGACCACCAATGGTGGTTGCAACCATTTCAGCCTGTTGTTTCAGTGCTTGTGAAGCTCTAAGTTCTGCAAAGCCTTTAACTACGTTCTTAAAGAACATTTCAAGTCTTTGGTCTTCACCACTTTCTGGCATTTAATTCCTCCTAATAAAAAAAAGGAATCTCAAACCCTTGAGACTCCTTTTGAATCCTTTAGATAATTATCTAAGTGTGGCTTGCAGCAATATTTTCTATGCTTTGTTTTTCTTGTCGTAAATCTTTTATAAGCATATTCACATATGCTTCAAATTCAAAAATGGGCAAACAAGCACTCTCTTCAAGTGATATATTAGCTTTTCTGGCCAACTGGAATTGTTCATATGTCACAACTTCCAAGCTATCCCCTGCTAACAAGATTCTCATTAGAAAAAAAAATTCTCTGGGGGGATGTCAATAACCTTTTTATATTTGCACTTTTTGGTTTTGCATTTGATTTCAGTTTTGAAATCAATACCAAAGTTTCTAGAAGAGAAGTCAGCTATTTTTTCATACATCTGAGTTGAGATGTTTTCTACAAAAAGAATCTTTTCCTCCAATGGAATATCTGAATCTTCTCCATCAGGTGTTATTATAGATTTAATTGTTAAAGCCGATACAATTGTTCCAAGTTCTGCTGTTCTTTGCATATCACTGATATCAGGTGCTTCTTTTAGAATTTCATATGCTAATTTTTGATCACTTCTTCTTGGAAAGTCTAACTTGACAGATATGTTATCATCCATCTTCACAATATTATCAAGTTTTTTGGGTAGTTTTTCTACTTTTAATGTTTTTAAATCTACCTTCTGTATTGATTGTGAACGACACTCAGGACATTGATGTTCAAATTCATATACTGTCCCTCTAGTGTTCTTCCTTAGCTCTATCATGAAAAAGAATCTATCGTTAATATACATGCTAGTTATATCAAAATCTTTGGGTTCTATGATACTTTCGGCTAGAAGATCATCCAAGATTTCTTCAACTTTAGCCATGTCAGTTTCTTTTTCATAGGCTAGTAAAGATTTCATCTGTCCAGTTGTAATCGGCTTAAATTTAATTTTTTGCCCACTTCCTGGAAGTACAGTTTCAAACTCATACTTGTTTAAATACTTCTTATAATTTGAAGACATTTTACCACCTCACAATTATTTACTTGTTATTTCGTTTATAGCTTCATTTAAATCATGTATTGCAGCTTTTAAAGCTAGTTCTGCATCATTTCTAGAACCACCTTCTAGAAATTTACCTGCTGAATCAATTTTGGATCTGGCATCAGATAACTTCATGATGCCAGTTCCAAATTTTAGTTTGTTTTGTTCTCGTATCTTCTGTAGCTGAACCTGCATAGGGTCAACTTTCTTATCCAATTTGCCTTCATTTAACATCTTCTCGTATTTATCTGTAATACGTTCACTCCACCCCTTGAGCATAATAACCTCCTAAGTATTAGCCAGCAAAGGAAAGAACCCTTGCATAGTCAACCAATCTATCTACTATATGGTATTGGTAGTTGAACATAACATTAAATTGTGCTACGTCATTTGTTGCATAGTCCAGAGTAACAGCTTCAACTGTACTTGGCCAAGCACCTACCAACTTATATTTTAAGATAGGGTCACCATTAAGATCAAGAAGCTCAACTACCTGATCAACCATGTAGTCCGATGGTGCAGAAGCTTGGTTTGATGTTGGATCATGAATCAGCCTTTGCCAATCTATATACCACTTCAAAACATCTGCATTCTGATCAACATTAAACAACATGCCCCATTCAGCATATGTGAGCTTACCTGCCATCTTGAAGTCAAATCCTTGCCAGTTAGTTGTAATTGGCTCAATTGTTCCTGCTGGTAAAGATGATGATCTCACAAGATATGTAGCTTGATCAGTGTTGGCATTAACTATTTGCACTGGAAACAAAGGTTTACATTGAAACAAATATGCTCTTGCTCCAGCTTTGAAGTTTGCTCTGTAACTATCAATATCAAAACCTGCCATTATATTTTCCTCCTAATTAAGCTCTTCCTGCTCTCAAGGCAGCAATTTCAGTAAAACTAGCACCTGTCTTTGTTGCTATAAAGTTAAGTACTATGAACTCTGCTGCTCTTGTAGGCTTAACGTAAATATCACACCAAAGTTCATTTCTATCAATTCTCTCAGGTGTGTTGTTTGTCTCATCACAGACAATTAGGTAATCAAAAATTCCTCTTCTAGATCTTACATCTCTCAAGAACGGATCAATCAAGTTAAGTAAGAGAAGTCTAGTAATATCATCATTTGGCTCAAAGAGGAAATTAACAACTGCTGTTGAGATTGCCTTTTCAAGAATAATGAAAAGTCTTCTTACGTTAATTCTATTGAAAGCAGAATTTCTATCTAACATTGTCTTTTGACCAAAGACAACTTTACCTTGACCAGCAAAACTAACAATAGGATTAATACCATTCTTGTAAAGAATGTCTCTTTCACCAAGAGTTGGATTCCATGCAAGTCTTCTAACATTACTTAGAATACCTCTTTGGAAACCTGCTGGTGCAAACCATGGATCTGTTACATCATCAGTACGTGCAAATATACCTGCAACATGACCTGATGTTGGTATCCATCTATATTTGTTGTTCCACTTGTCGTAAATTTCTAACCAGTTTCCATAAACAGCAGCATAACTAGTATTTAGATTTAAGTTATCGGTGATATAAGGTGTAGAACCTGTTCTCCAAGCTCTTAATTCCTCTACTTCATTTCCACTGTTATTTACAACTGTTTCGTATGGACAATCTAGAACTGCCATACAGTCAAGTCTGCTCTCACAGATGCTTGACATATATGATTTAACTGTTTCTGACTTGTCAGAATCAATGAAAATATTAACATCTACATCTTCTGCATTAGCATAAAGATCTAGATCTCTTATAATATCTCCATCTTCAACCTGATCACCTTGATTATCTACACCACCACCAAACTGTTGCCAACTTGCAGTTGCAACAAATATATTAGTATTCTTTTGTGCTTCATTGAAAGCAATTCTAATATATTTGGATTGGTTGTTAATAACATTCTCTGCAAAAGTTGTAACACCTTCATCATCTACTCTGTCTTCTTGTGTTGAAACATTCCATTCTTCCTTTCTGGTATATGCTGTTTCACCTTGCTCTTTTGATTCAACAATAATCAAGAAATCTTTTTGATCTGATAGTGGACTATCTGTTGATTGCACTGCTTGCCATGTTCCTGTATCTGGATCTGACCAAGTAGGATCAGTTCTAAATCCACCAGTAGTAATAGCTGTATAGGTAGATCTGTCTACTACTGCCACTCTTACGTTTGCTCCCCATGCCCCTCTAGAACTGGCTATTAGGTAAAATGGGTTGCCTGGATCAACAGTAACCTCTTCTGCAAATTGATCAGGGTCTTCACTTACAAAGTCACTTAAGATATATGCATTGGCTTGTGTAAAAGGGACAAAAGTTGAGGGACTGGCTCCAGTACCACTAACTGCTTTTGTACCAGCAAAAGTTGCTGACATCGGCATTGTTCTGGTAGCATAAAGTTTTGTTCCCCATCTAAAGAAACCTGTAGCTGTAAGCATATCTCTATAAGCATTTACATTGCTTGGTGGTTGACCAAAGGTTTCGATTAAATCATCTTCCGATGTCACCAACCACTTTTTTCTCTCTGGACCTTTATAAGTATTCCTTAGAATTATACAACCAATAGAGGTTGCTACTGCTGGAATAGTAGTTGTAAGGTCAATTTCATTAACGTCAACTAATGGACTAAGATAAAAAGCCATTCCTCTTTCCTCCTACAAAATAGTAAATAAATAACCCAATTCAATAGTATTTATAAAAAACGGATTAAAAATTCTAAATATATTTAGAGTTGTTTAATAAATGATATGCAGACGTAAGACAGAAATACGACAAAAGGGGAAAGTTGAAAATTATGTTTAAAAGAAAGGCTAAAAAGGGTGAGACATATTGTTTTAGGTTAACACAAGATGAAAGGGAAATGATTAAATTTCTTCAGAAAAATATTGATGTTCCCTTTGAACTGAGAAAAAGGGTAAGGGAGATGTACAACTATGAAATGAAAAATAAAGTTGAACCACCTGCCCCAAAACCAGCAAAAAAATTTGATCCAGATGCAAGCTATTTTAGAGAAAGACATGGAATGCATGAAAGTGACGGTTAATCATCACATCGTGCATCACGTAGCTCATATCTGTCATATGTAAACTGTGCTGTGGATTCAAGGTTAGCTTGACCCTCTCTGGTGTTAAATCTAACTTCTCCAACTGCACTTACCCAGAGGTTTACAAAAAATAATCTAAATAGCTCTTTTTGAAAGTTATCTAATACTCTTAAAGTTGCATCTATACAATAATCTTGTGGTGGTCTACCACGTCTATTTTTATTGTTGTTGATATACATCATCCATCTATGCAGGATTCTCCAGTTTAGAAGACCTTCATCAACAATATATTCACAGGTAAAAGGTTCCCATGTGATACCACCACTATCCATATGAGTCTTTCCCATTACCCAATATAGCTCCAATACATCAAGTGATACTCCAGGAATAACAGTTCCATAAATGTTTATTATCAATTCTTGTGTATCTGCTATTGAAACGTCTGGTGGTAGATTAGGAATCACCAAGCTAAAATTAGCTGGAGATGCCTTATCTAATATAATTCCACCAGAAACATCATCTTGGCATTGCAAAGTATCTGTCATTAGTGTTCCTCAAAAAGTTCATATTTGAAAAGTTTCACTACTTCACCATCAACCGGATATGCTGTTATGCCCTTTGTCCAGGATGTATAGAGACCTCCTGATGGTGCAGCAGATGTAAATAGTGCTGAAGTATTTCGTTCATTAAAATATCCACATTTAGTGTAGTATTGTATTATAATTTCCTTCACTATTTTTGCAGCAGGATCATCTAGGAGAGGTTGAAATAGATAACCCTGAACTGTGAAATCCAGATTCCATTTCAAAATTCGTCTTTCTTCATCTGCATATTCTAATGTTTGATCAGATGATGCACTATTAAACTGTACTCGTTCATCTAAAGTAACACTTAGTTCTGGAATTGCAACCCTTATTTGAACAAAAGGTGTGAAGAAAGGAAGAATCTGCTCTAGGATCTGATCAACATCAACTATATGAAGGCTCCATATTGTAAGCTGAAAATTAAAATTATATGGAATAGGATTAAGAAACCTCTCAATAGTTCCTACGTCTAGTTGTCTGCTTTTACAGATCTTGGCAAACTTTGCTCCTTGTCTGTCTGCTGCATATTCTACCCCTTGTAGATTAACAGACATCATTGGAAGCATTTCATCGTCTTTTCTTTCATATAACCAGAACCAAGTTTTTTGCTTGGGTCCAAATTTAAGAGGGACGGTATATAGCTTCTCAAGTATAACCCCATCAGCTACACCTGCACCATCTCTATATCTGGCAATCTGGACGTTATTAAACAAATCAAGAAATTGAACGATAGTCTTTCTAATAACTTTATAGTAATAGTAAACTTTCATTAATTACATCTCTTTTCCGTTTCCTAAATTTTTCATAATCTCAAGCTGATGTTCCTTGAGCATTTTGTTATAGAGTTTTATGAGATCTTTACCAGTGATAGTTGCCACTCGTTTATCTTTTTCATAAAGATACCCAACAGAAGTCTTCTTAACAGTATCATTAACTATAAAGAAATCGTAGTTTTTAACTTTCATACCTCCTATAAAAATCATAGAAAGCATGAGCAACATCATTAACATCTTTTTCATAACAAAAAACCTCCTATTGTTTAAGATTCATTAATATTTATAACAAAAAGGAGGTTTTTTGAATTAATTTATCTTGGATAATTCTTGTAATCTTCTTTTATCGGCTTATAGTAAGGAACTATTGTAGAATTAACTACCTCTAGAGACCATCCATCACTAGCTATGTCAAAGTCAACAATCCATCCACCAATTTGTGGCATGAGACCCTTTGCTTTGAGATATGGTGTCTGTGATTGAAAACATCCACAAAGGAAAGTATGTACGTTTCTAATAAAGAACTGCCCCATAGAGTGATAATGGCCAATGAAAAATATCTGAGGTTTATGCTCTGAAGAGAAACCTTCAATAAACTTTTGTGCTTTGTAGCTTAGTGCATATGCTACTCCACCACTTGGATGGTGCATATATGCTTTAACTGATTTTGGTGCAAGATTAAGATATGCACCTCTTCTTCCCATATATTTAATATCTGGTCTTTTCAATTGTAGATCTTGTAGAATATTTGCATTAGCACTTTTAATGAATGATTCATCATGGTTCCCTGCAATTGCCCATGTAGTAACACCGTCAAGCTTTGGATAATGTTCAGCAGTATAATCTCTTATATCTGTGAACCCATGTAGAAACATCTCAAATCTTTGCCCTCTATAAACTGTTCCATCACCATCTGTTAGGTCTCCAGGGTTCAGCATAAAATCTACACCTAGCCCATAGCATCTACTATAGAAGTCATGTAGATAAGTCAACTGTTGAAATTTAGACCCAAAGTGTGTATCTGAAGCAATACCAAAACGTCCATGTTTTAACTCTTTAACTGCATGAACAAAATCTTCTGGTCCCTGAAGCAATGGATCATCTATTGTCCATGCTTCTCCAACTTGAGTTAAATAATGACCATGAACTTCTTTGATTTGGTTTAGGATTCTTCTTCCTTCTTTTGGAGGGACTTCTAAGGCATCACATAGCATCTCAAACGGATATGGTTGTTGTTTGAGAAGTCTTATTGCTCTTGTTGCATTTTTATCAAGAACAGGTGTTCCGTTATTTCTCTCTTCTTCTGGTGTTTCTATTTTCGGAAATTTAACTCTTGCTTCTCTCTTTGCTGATTCCCATCCTTCACATTGTCTTTCAAGTGTTCTTGAATGAACAGGTTTGTCTGGGATTTCGTCATACTCTCGTCTGGTAATATCATCTCCGTATAGATCTAAGATATTAGCAAACTCTTGTAATAGACTTTCTTTATCCATAATATTCTCCATAAATTAAAATCTCCTTTTCACAAATTTTATCTTCTACCACCTCTTTCAGGTCTGACTGCTCCCCTTCTGCCCTGTAACCCCATTACTCTTGCCAAGAATCCACCTCTACTCTCCATTGCAGATCGTAGTTTAGCTGCAAGAGCACGTTTAACCTTTTTGGAGAAGTCTTTCCTGAATGTGCTTATTACTATATCATCTACAGCATCTAGAGGTACTTCATACATTCCGTTATTGCCAAGTGGTGGTTGAATATAATACTTAGGGGAATAGAAGTACCTTCTTATTGCTGTTTTCATCCATGGATATCTTCTTGAAAGCAATCTATATGTGAACTCAAAGTTACCATTGGATCTTTCCCATGCTCTTTTCCATTCTGTTACAAACTGCTTTCTATTTGCTCTGGGAATATAAGAAAGGTTTACCCCCTGAAAGAATCTCCATTGTCTTCTAGTATTGGGATGTCTTCCTGAGAAAAAATACATTAATATTATAACAGGTTCGGGGTCATGTTCCCATGCTCTATATTGAAAAGTATAGAACCTGCCAGTTCTCCACCAAGTTTTATGTAATTTTACCTTCTTATTGATAGATAATGCCATAGTTTGATCCTATTATAATACATAATGTATCAATTGTAAAACAAAAAAGGGATTTTATCTCTTGATTCTCATATATTATTTATGTTTTAATTAAAGTATGACTTATAATCAAGAGGTAAATCCCTATTTTAATTGTATCCTACTGTAGACTTAATAGTATTTCTTAAGTTCTTTTCTAACGTCACGTCTTTCTTTCTTCTTTTCTTTTTTAATTCTATCTTGTTTGCTGACTTCTTTAGGACGTAATAAGCCTACAGTAGGCACTCTAGCTTTAGCAATTCTTTCTGCCTGAGACATCGGTTGTTTCTTCTTTTTCTTTGCTTCAAGTATAACATTTATTTTATCTAGAACATCCATGACTATCCCTTAACCCATGGTTGAACACTTCCCAGATCATCTTTTCTATAGTGGAAGTCAATTGAAGCTAAGAAAGCATCTCCTGGATATGTGTCATTAAGATTTGTTGCATCTCTAAACAACCTACATAATAATATAGTTGATACGGTATGTATAAGATAAGGAGCACCAGAAATTATTGGTGGTGAAAAATCGGCCACATAATGTAACCATGGCAATCCTGCTGACACTGCTCCAGTTGCTAAAGTTACTGTTGTGGGAAAAAAGGGATCGTGAAAGGATGCCAGAGTATATTCTAATCCCCATACAACATTACCACCACTAGGAACAACTGTAGAAAAGTGAACATGGGGGTAAATATTGGTTCCTATAATATAGCCATGTGGCATCTGGACATTAAAATATACTTCCTCTTCAACATCTGGATCAAAAGCCAGTGCAAAAATTTTATCTGGTACAAATAATTCCCAATCTGGTTCAGGTGGTCCAGGAAGACTAACTACATTTGCTGGCACTCTTAGATCATCCCAAAGACCATCAACTTGTCTCATTTTACCATCAATAAATCCTACTTTTGGCATATCTTATCTCCTATTAAAATGGTGCTCCCAATAGCCATTCCACGGTTACTGTCCATCTGACATCTTGACCATCACCATAAACTGCAATTTCTACAACTTCATCACTTATACCCATCAATTGGAAATATGCATCCCAATTTGGATTTGTTTTCTCATTAAAAACTACTATTGTTGAGCCTACCTGCATTCCATTGAAGGGTAAGGATTTATAGAATGCAGCTTCAAGATGCCATGCACCACTGTCACCTGATGGAACAGCACCAAACTCAACAGCAGCAATATGAACTTTGAAGAAAACGGTATGCTCATCAAAAATAATTCCTATAGGTCTACCTGATGCAGCAGTTGTAGTAGTGGTCATTGTGAAATTGTATTTCCACCATCCGTTATTTGCTTGCTCAAGTGTGGCAGCACTTACATTTTCCACTAAGGTATTTGTGTAGTTAACGGATTTATCATATGCATATCCAGATGCTTCTTCTGTTAATGTATCTGTTTCAGCTTTAGTATACCTGTCTTCTAATTCAGCATCTATAGTTTCTGGATTAGCTATAGTTCTAGTTGGATGGTGACCATAATATTTACTCATTTATTTCTCCTTACTTTCTACCAAGGTTAGGACTGGTAGGCAAGCCCTTAGCTTTTCTTTTTGCTTCCTCTCTTTCAGATTCTCTTCTTATAGTTGCTTGCAGTCTGGGGCATCCTGGCCTATGGAATTTTGTACCACCACATTTGGGGCATGGTTTTTTAAAATCTTCATCTACACTTTCTTTAATCCCTGCTTCCTCTTCCATTTTCTTAAGACGTGTATAGTAATCCTCAATCTCTTCTAGATGGTCAAGAGCAATCCTTTTAGCAATTTCAACATCAGTTGTATGCTCCATTTCAACCTTGACTCCCATGGCTAATTCTTTAGGGTCTGCATCCTCTTCAGTGAATTTATTTTTGAAAGCTTTACCAGCAGCAAAAATAGAGCCTAAAAGAGAATAGATTTCCTCTTCAAATTTGTGCTCATCCATTCCAAGGCTTTCTGCAAACTCATGAACCTTCTTATCTGGAGGACTAGGGTTCTCCCTGAAAAATTGTATTATCTTTGCTCTGATATTTTTTTGGTCAGCTTCAACCAAATATTTGTTTACTTTATTAAGGATATTCATTGGTAATATTCTTCTCCTTTGATTTTAGCATGGTCATGATTCGTCTAATCATCTCATCATCACCCATCTTCTTTGCCTTGCTTAACATATCATCTAGATATTCGGTTTCATCGGGATCTTCAAGTCTCTTCCAATCTACATTATCCTTGACAGCTTCAGACATAAATTCTAGGTCAAACTCTTTCCCGAATATTTTACTAAGATGTTTTTTAACTTCTTTCTCAGTAGGTTTCTTCTTCATTGGGTCACTTCCCCTTGCATTTCTAAGTTTACTACCTTTTGCTACCCATGTTAAAACTCCATCTTCCCAACTAGCAAAGACATGGGCATCACTACGTCCACCTTTTGCCTGTATTCCTTTTCTGCTTCGACCTACTACAGCTTCAGACATTCCTTTCCATTCTGCCATTGGTTTCTCATTAGGTGCATTCTTTCTAACACCTGCCCATACAATCATACTGTTTTTACCTAGATGTTCATTTGCCCCTCCAGGTTTCATAGAATCATTATATGATTTGATCATTTTTGCTAAACCTTGTTTAGATGGTTTTCCGAATCTTTTCATATCCCATGCCAATGGTGACATAGTACCTTTTTTGATTTTTACATCTACAACATATGCTGGACCTGTGGCTTCACTAAGTCCACCCTTGACCTCTCCCTGTTTCATATATTTTTTTAATGTTGGATCATCTGAGAGAAATGAACCTATAGCTTTCTTGCCTTGATAGACAACATAGGTTTTTTGTCCCTTTTTATTTTTATCAACATAGATTGTATATTTTGATTCATTTATGGATTCTTTAATATTCAAATCCTGTTCAACATCACCAGGAACTCTACCTATCTTCCAGTGATAACCTCTACCATATTTACCACCTGTTCTTAACATCTCTTTTCTGAATAGAGCTTCTTGGTGTTTTCTATCTTCAAACTCAAGGAATGCACCTACACCACCAGTTGCTCTTTCAAACCATTCTGGAACATCAAAATTTTCAAACCTATCCATGAACTCTTCCATATCAGGTTCGACAACTCCCTCCATTACATCCTCTGCAAAACCTAGCATTACTGCACAACCAATAATGCTGCTGCATCTTGCAGTGATTTGTTGTTTAAGAGAGTCGAACATAAAGCTTTGAGAGACTGCTGCCAATGGTGTATATAGGTCTAATGGAACCACTATATTTTTAGTTCCATATACACACTCAACATGAAATTTAGGAGTATAGTTTGGAATAGCTTCATCTTTAACACATACCTTATCAAAACCTGCAATCTTGAACCATTTTGCTTTACTTCTTGTCAAAACATTTGGTGTGCCGAAATAGTTCATTATAT